TCTGCTGCGGTACTCGTTACACCATCAAGGATATTAAGCTCTGCTGCGGTACTCGTTACACCATCAAGGATATTAAGCTCTGCTGCGGTACTCGTTACACCATCAAGGATATTAAGTTCTGCTGTAGTACTAGTAACACCATCTATTAAATTTAATTCTGTTGCTGTTGCTGTAACTCCATCAAGGATATTTAACTCAGCAGCCGTACTTGTAACAGCAGTACTGCCTAATATTAAATCACCATCAGGAACTATAACATCACCTGCAAAAGTAACGCCAGTTGTACCTGTTGGTACATGAGCAACCAATGCATCAGCATCGTTTCTAATAGTTATATCGCCTGTACTACCTTGTCCTGTAAGAACAAGACCGTCAGCAGCAGCATAACCTATTGCAGCATTATCACCTGCGGAAGTATCACCGTCTGGTTCAAAAGTAGCGGCTGTAGCTAAACCTGTAACATCAACAGAAGCTAAAACAGAATTACCTGCAATGTCTATTGCTCCGCTAACGTCTAAGGTAGCTGCGTCTAGTTCGCCAGAAATAGTAAGGTTGCGTATACCTGTGTAGTCTTTACTAGAATCTAAAATAACTGCTTTAGACGCTACTGCCGTTCCTACTGCGGTTGAGCCAATATCAAGAGCGTTTAGTTCTCCTACAACTGCTGTGATTCCGTCTAAAGCGTTAAGTTCTGCTGTAGTGCTTGTAACCCCATCAAGAAGGTTAAGTTCTGTTGCGGTACTTGTAACACCATCTAGGATATTAAGTTCAGCCGCTGTTGATGTTACACCATCAAGAATGTTAAGTTCTGCTGCGGTACTAGTTACACCATCAAGGATATTAAGTTCTGCCGTTGTAGCTGCTACACCATCAAGAATATTTAATTCAGCAGCAGTACTTGTTACACCATCAAGGATGTTAAGTTCTGCTGTAGTGCTTGTAACGCCATCAAGAAGATTAAGTTCGGTAGCTGTTGAAGTAACCGCTACATCTTCATTAATTTTAGGAGATGTTAAAGTTTTATTTGTCAACGTGTCTGTAGATACAAGAGATACTAGAGTTGAGTCAGCTCCTGCTGGCAGCATTAAAGTGTTAGTGACACTTGCTGAGTGTGGTTGTGCATAAACTTTTTGACCGTGACTATTACTTTCACAATTAAATACTACTGCACCTGAGTTAGTATTTCCTCTAACTACAACTGTACCTGTTCCATTCGGAGCCAAATCAATAGTAGCATTAGAAGTTGTAATAAGGTCTTGACCGTTCATGTCTAAGTTACCGCCCAACTGAGGACTAGTATCTTCCACTACGTTAGCTAAATCTCCACTTGAACCAGTACCTGCAATAATGGCTGATCTAGTAACTCTTTTAAGACCGCCTCCAGATGTATCAACTGCTAACAAAACATCATCATCCGCAGCAGTACTAATTTCTGTTAAATCTCCTACAGCAACAGGATTAAAATTAGTGCCATCTGCTACTAAAATATGGCCTGCTGTGTTTGTTGCCATTACTAGATCGTCACCACTAATAGTAAGATCGCCTGATATAGTAAGATTTCTTACGCCGGTATAATCTTTGTTAGCATCTAATATAACCGCTTTAGAAGCAATAGCAGTTCCTATGGCGGTGCTTCCTAAATCCAAAGCATTTAATTCGCCTACAACGGCTGACACACCATCTAAAATGTTTAACTCTGCTGTAGTACTAGTCACACCGTCTAGTATGTTTAGTTCTGCTGTAGTGCTTGTAACACCATCTAGAAGATTGAGTTCTGCTGCGGTACTTGTTACACCATCTAAAATATTAAGTTCTGCTGCGGTACTTGTTACACCATCTAAAATATTAAGTTCTGCTGTAGTACTAGTAACGCCGTCTAGAAGATTAAGTTCTGTAAAAGTAGATGTCACACCATCTAAAATATTAAGTTCTGCTGTGGTGCTTGTGACACCATCAAGAATGTTAAGTTCTGCTGTGGTGCTTGTAACACCATCAAGAATGTTAAGTTCAGCAGCGGTAGAAGTAATAGCTGTACCTGCTAAATCTAAAACATCTGCAAACACTGTACCGTCAACATATACATTACGCCATTGTTGGCTTGCAGAACCTAGATCATAAGTATCATCTGTATTAGGTATAATAGAGCTATTAACATCTGCTCCAAAAACTACATTATCAGCAGCCGCATCACCTAGTGTAATTGTGCCGCCATTAAATGTGGTTGTTCCTGTTACAGTAAGGTTTCCACCTACTCCGACATTACCTGTAGTTGTAATACTATCTATATAAGCATTTTTAAAATATTTACTACTTGTTCCTAAGTCTAAATCGCTGTCGGCGTGAGGTACTAATGCTCCGTCTTGCAAGACCATTTGTTTTGCAGCGGCACTAGAAACTTCTACATAGAACTCCCAAGTGTTTCCTGTGGTTAATATTTTATTTAAAAAATCTTGATCACCTATAGTGTGAATATTGCCGCCTTCTCCTGCTGTGCCATCGTGCCTGTGGCCTGTAGTGCTACTAGACGCATACGAAAAAGCAGTTAGAAGACGGTTAAATTCATCATTAAATAACGCAGCAGTAATTGTGTCTCCATCTGCCATGCTGCTTTGTCTTACATAACTTGTAGCCATTTTTGTTATCTCCTACCGGAAGGTCTATAATCTACATAGAAACCGTTTATTGAATAAGGTGCTTTAGTATCCTGACTGAATATTTTAAAAGCAATATTGTGCCCGCTGCCCTGTACGGCTTGCCTAACCATTGGATCACCTGATGCACCAAATACAGCACTCCCAAAAAGAGAAGCAACACCTGAGAATACTGCTGGAGTTGGTATTGCATCTAGAGGATATAAAGGAGGTTGTGGCCTTTCCAAAGAATCAAAATCATATGAAATTTTTAAAGTAGGCTCTATTGCCCCTTCAGGTGTAAAAGATATTTTTGTGTAGTGTAAAGACTTGAGCGTACCCGCATCTCCAAAATCTAAATTGGGTGTTTTATATCTAGCATTTACATTTGTACTCACGCCTGCGGGATTAAAAGAATTACCTACATTATGGTTATAAACATACCCGGCGCTGTCGCCATGATATATTTGTTCTATATTTGAATAATCTAAACCTGATGCAAACCCGTGTGCTTGAATACCTATAGTTTCAGACCACTCAAACCCATTGGGAGTTATAGTACCAATTAAACCTTTAGATGTAGCAGTAGTACCTGTTGCTGCACTATAGAAAAATCTGTATTGAGATTTACTTCTTAGTACTGCACTGCTAACAAAAAAACTATCTATAGATTTTGCTACTGTAGATACTACAGATTGAATCTGCCTTGAAACAGAGCCTAGCTCTACGTCACCAATTCTTTCTGTACCTGCAACTAAACGAAAACCATCAGGACTCAAGAATAATAGATCACCGCCTATCTCTTGAATACTGTGTCCGTCTAAGCAACCTACGTTCTTGGTAATAGGTGTTACGGCTATATTATCAGCATCATTTATATTAGATAATTTGTAAATACTATTTTTACAAAAAATAATTAAATCAGTACGAAAACTTTTTATTCCTACTACTTGATCGTCTAGTGTAATACTGCCTGACCCAGTACTTGAGAAACTGTTTATGTCACTTGTGCCGCTATAGTATATTGTATTAAGTGCTGTGGCTGCGCCAGCGACTACTAAGTGTTTGTCGTGAACTACGCAGTATTTAGGAAAAACACTACCTGAGACTGTAATCTCTTCATAGAAAAAAGTTCTATTAGATAATGCACCTGTACCTGTCATTTTAAAAAGCGCAGGTTTAATACCCGAACCTTTATCAGTAATAACTACTTCACCATATATACTATTGCCTTCAAATATAGCAAAAGTAGCTTGGGCTTGAGATGTCCTAGCCGCTGTACCACGCCCATTAAATGTAGAATAGTCATCACCGCCACCGGCCACACTAGCTTTATTTATTTGTAACCAACTGTCTCCATCTAAACTAAAATAAATATTAGTTCCTGAACACGCAATTACACCATCTGCATAAACAAAAAGCCCTAATATACTATTAGAGCTATTGGGATTAGTGTCACCAAATTGAGTATAGCCATTTATTCTTCTATACCCACCATCAGGATCAACTTCAAAGTTTTCTAGTTCGGTAGCAAAACCGGGCTGTTCTAACATTTGAAACTGATTTAAATTAGTATTTAAACCGCCTTGACAAGATACACCAAATGCTTGCATAATTAAATAAACCTAATTCTATCATCAGACATATATGTAGGGGTTGGATGTAGCAAATTTTCCCTCATACTTTTTAATCCTTTTTTATAATCATCTAAAGCAAACACTGCCATCTGAGGATTATCTTTAAATTGATGTGTATAATATCTAGCTTTAGAAAGCAACACAGTCTTATACATGTCAGGAAAAACAACTGCGTCACCATGAGCATCAAGTTGTGTCGGTAAGTCATAAGCAAAAAACCAAACTTTATATGCTTTGTCTGGTATTGGACTTAATCCAAATTTTCTAGAATCAGGACTTCTAATAACAAACTTAGGCGTTCCACCCGTTGCTTGATCAGCATCATCAGAATTTTCTTGTGTGCGTCTAAAGTCTTTCCACTTTTCTGTAGTTATAAAATTTAAGTTTCTAGAAACATAAGGTGCTGTTTCACCGCTGACACCTACAGTTGTAACATAAAAATTATTCCAATCTATAGAACCGTAATCATTAACGGCACTAGAACTGGCTGCTTTCAATTCGTACCACCTAGTTGCTGCTGTGGTTTGAACAGAAACATTTCCATACATAGGATCAGTAGTTCCGCTTTCTCCTGTAGCTAAGAAAGGCCACTGTGGTTCTTCATTTACTATGTCTAAGTATGCTCTATTTATACAATCTTTAGCGTGTGCCTGTATACCTACGGCAGCAGAGAAATTTGAAGAAGTTAAAACAATCTCATTCAACTCACGCAACAGTTCATTTGTTAACTCTAAGAAGGTAGTAGCCATAATTATTTATCTTTCTTTTTAAAAATTTTATCGTAGTTTTCATCGTACTTTTTCTTACGTTCTTTCTCAAAGAAAGAGCCAGCAAGACCTAAAGTTTTGCCTCTCTTTTTACTGTTGAGCATTACTGGTTGTGCATCTGTTCCAAGTTGAGGCATTCTTTGCTCCTTTAAAACAAAAAAAGCAAGGAGGCTTTTTACAGCCCCCAAGCTTAAACTAACTGCTAGTCAACGCCATAGAAGGCAGAAACTAGTGCATCAGGACGTAGTACTTTGGAACCATAAACATGGAGTCCTCGTACAATATCACCGAAGCTATCAGGATCGCGCAACACTTCAGTACTAGTAATAGTCTGAGCTGTTGCTGTAGCAGACATGTGACCAGCAAGAACACGGCCAGCAGCATTTGATGCGGCAGCAATGTTGTTAGTCTTATACATATCAAAACCACGCAACTTACCAGATGAAACTAGTCCGTTACGAATTGATCCTTGACCTGCGTTGTAATCCACTGAAAGAAGTTTAGAAGAACTTTGAACAAGTATCTCATAAAATTCAGGATTAGCTAGGAACCAACGGCCCTCTTCTGGAATATTTGATTCATCCAGTAGACGAGACATGTGGGACAATACATCAATAGGATCATGCTCTGAGCTGCCAAAGCCAATATCCAAATTACCTGTACCATCAAAAGTTCCTGCTGCAAGGTCAGTTGCACTGTCAGAACCAAGAATATGATTGGGGCTAGATGCTGATACACCCGCAAGCATAGTCGCAATAACACCTTCATCAAAAGCATCTTTCAGTGCATAAGCAGCGGAAGATGTTGCAGCTTCTCTGAAATTAACATGAGACATGTTAGATTCAATATCGTCTACAATAAATTTGAAAGCGTTAGCCGTGTCAACGATTAGAGTTACCTCTTGGTCCGTCAACTTAGTTTGCGTAATGTCTGCACCCCTTTCGTAAGTGTAGACAGTAATTTCTGGTTCTTTGATGATCTTTACAGAATCACCAAATGCTGTAATCTCACCGGCATAGTCAGTATTCGTAATTGCTTCCGCAACTGAAGACTTCCTAAAGAAGTTTAGAACTTGTTTAGAATAGACTGCTGGTAAGAAAAATGAGTTTGTTTGACCAGTTACTGAGTTACCAAAGTTACCGTTGGTGTCAGTGGACTGTTCAAAAAACTGGTCCGAGGCATTATAAGCCATGATTATATCTCCTAATAAAAAACAATTTTATCGGATTCTGCCCTCTTCTAATGCTAGATTTATCTCTTCCGAGTGTCTATCAAAAGCATCAATGGACATCATCTGAATTTCCCGTTGTGTCCAGATTTTAGGAGCCTTTGCGTCTACAGCCGTTGTTTTGGTTGACACCATATCAGCAGCGTTGCCAGCTTCCTTTTTTCTAGACTGTCGTTGTTTCGGCTGATTTGCACCCTGTTCCATTTTATAAAGATCAATAGCACGACTAGCTAAAGTAGCATCATTATTATTAGCATAAACCCATTGTTGTATTGCTTCTGGTTGTTCTTTTGCCCATATGTGAAAATCATTATCACCCCTTATATCTTCAAAATCGGGATGTCTTTTCTTGAGTTCGGACTCTGCTTCTCGTTTTAAGAGATCAGTTTCACGTTGTTGGATAACCGATAGTTGATCCCGTAACTCTTGAGTTTGACTTTCACTTTGCATATGAGCAACAGATTCTACAGTTTCATACAAATCTGGATTTGATGCTTTGAATTGCTCTAGTTCTTCTAAGGACTTTGGAGCTTTATATGCAGGGGCTTTAACTGCTGCCTCTGCTAAAAGTTCTTGTTCCTTTTGCTTAAACTGAGAAACTCTTTGGTCATAATGCTTCTTTAAATCGTCATATCTTTTTTTATAATTTGCACCTTTAGCTTGCTTTTCTTCAGGGGGTCTATCTGATTCTTCATCAGTAGAAGTAGCCTGAGTTTCTTGGCGTTCATAAAACAAACCATCTGCGTTACCTTGCGAGGGTTTGTCCGGTGTGTGCCAGCTTTTCTTTGCGTTATAAAGGTTAGGTACTTGTTCTTCCGTTTGTTGATCAGCCATACTTCTCTCCACGGGGCTTGTTGTTTAAAAGGTAGCCATAACAATAAATTATATGTACATACAATCTAGTCTGGGGCTTTTACTTCAAGGTCGCCGTTATCGTTTGCGTATATTTAGACTCGGCATTTGATTAGAAGATAACATTGATTCATTTATATCATCATCTTTTTCTTTTGCTCTGTCTTTTCCCATTAAACCACCGTCATAAGCACGTTCAGCTTCGTCCATCATAGTTTGAAGTTGATCTGCGCCTATTTGATCAGTGGCCTTTTTAGTGACTACAAATTCACCCGCCGATAATCTGGCAGGTATTGAATCTGAGACACCATCTCCGGGTCCGTCAACTGGACCGGCTCCCGAAAATTCTGATGCTGTATCTACAACCTTGTCAAATATCATACTAAGTTGTGGATCAGCTTCTAAAGCTGTCATTAAATAAGATTGCTCTTCTTGTTCTAAAGCTTCGTTCATTACGAAATCTACATAATTATCTTCCACTGCTTCGTCTGGAAGTTGTGAAGCTTCTACTGATGCCATTTCTTCTGGCGGTATATTTGGGTATGTATCTACTGGAGCTTCCATTTCTGGAGGCACTAGCATAGAGCCGCCTTCGGCTTTCTTAACTGGTGCTTTTTTTGCTGCCTCAGCGTCAACTTGTTGCATCATTATAGCATATGTGTCGTTGTTTACAGTGCCGCCTTCTTGTTCAGGCTTTAAACTTTCTAGTGTTAATTGGTGCTGGACTCTCTTACCTTTAGGAGTCTCTGGGTCTGCTAGGGCTTTTGTAGCCGCTATGTAAGCACTTGTCTCGCTTAATAAACCGCCTGTTTCTCCACCTTCTGCATATGTACTTTTCTTAGGCGAAGACAACATAGAACCACCTGCCATTTTTTTCTTGC